TCCAGCGTGCGACCAAATCCTGGTGTCGCATCTTTGATTCTAACATTTCTTTTGAGCCGCAAGCGGAAACTTGCGCTTCACTTGCTCACGAGACGAAGTTGTTTCTTTCTAGCTGTCCCGCCCCCTCTGAGGAGGCTAGGATGGCTTTTCAGTCTATAAAGAAACTTCTACCGCCCTCTTGTGAGTGTATGAAGGGAGAATTATTGGAAAAGTTGATCTCGGGTATGCTTAACCCGAAGGATTCTGATCTTCCCGATGGCTATCTGGCGTTCGCCAGAAAGCTTGCTCGTGAACTGTTTCCCGTTGGATGGGACCGGTCTTACCGGTCTCACGTCCAGACTACAGGTCCATGTCTTTCTGCTTGCCTCGCAATCCCTCGCTCTGAGGGTGGAGGTACCAATATTGACTTGGATCATGACGGGTTTATGAGTAGAGCTTTCGGATCACTTGATTTCGAGCTTGAGCATAAGTGTGAAGCTATGGTTGTCCAGTCAGCTGGAAAACCACGACCCCTCACAAAGTATTCTGCTGAGATGCTTCTTTTGAAGCCTCTTCATAAGTCTATGTACGACAGACTTAGTCAATTTAAGTGGTTACTTCGTGGGGATGTCACAGCTAATGCGCTCGATCTTGCCGGCTTCAAAAAGGGGAGAGGGGCGTTGGTTTCGGGTGACTATAAGTCCGCTACCGATAACCTTCCTTTGGTGGTCGCTGAGGCGATCCTCGATGTTGCGTTGGAGAATGCTTCTCGAGTGCCCGAGTCCGTAAGGATTAGTGCACGAAAGTTGCTTAGACCATTGCTTGTCGAGGTGGGTCCTTGCATGTTCGGCCGCCCGTTGTATCCCGTGGGGAATGTCGTTGCTGGACAGCAGATGGGGAGCCTTTTGAGCTTCCCGCTTCTGTGTGTCCAGAATTATACCGCTTTTCGTTGGTCGATAAGGAACTTTAAGCCTGATGGCTTTCAGCGCTTCCTTCCTGATGATGTTCCGGTTTTAATTAATGGGGACGATATTCTCTTTCAAATTGAAGACCCTCGCTTTTACGGTGCGTGGGTTTCTACCGTTCGACGTGTGGGGTTAGAGGTTGAGTTATCAAAGACCAGCTTTGATGACGATTTCGGTTCGCTGAATAGTACTCTCGTTCGCTGGAGGGGTGGCCACCTTCGTGTGGTCCCTACAGTTAGGATGGGTATGCTTCGTTCTGCCGATTTCGTCAACTCCCTCTCTTCCAACTTCCGATCTTTTGTTCGAGGCCTTGGTGCTCTGGCCTACCGCGCTGCTCGAGTTTTCTTCGACTGGCACAAGAAGTCTTTTATAAGTTCCGGCAGGACTCTTACGAGTCTTGGTTTTACCGGTTCTTTGGCTTGGCGTGTTGTGGAGAAGATGAAACTACAGCGGGTTAGTTTTCGTAACATTAGATTCGGAAACAGTCCTGTCCCTCCTGCTCCTACGTTCCATAATTTCGCTCTTTCGAGCGATCAGGTTGAGTATCTACCTGAGAACGTGTGCGCGAGCAGTTTGGACAGTTCTGTCCGTGAAATGACCTCTTGGAAGTGGTCTTTACGTGGAAAATTTAACAAGAAGGGTTCTGTCATTAGTTACCTGGC